GCATTTGAAAACCAACAAGATTATAGAAGTATGGAAAGGATGCGAAAGAAACTAATTGAAGTAGCAGGTTATTACGATGAATACAGAGACCCAATAACAAAAGAAATTTGCAAAGAAGTAAATTCTATATCTTTTGCAAAAATGGACGATACGGAGTTTAATTTGCTCTATACAGGTGTAAAGAATGTTATTAGCGACTGGTTAGGAATAAATAACGAAACAATAGACGAAGAGATAAACCAATATTATTAAAATAAATTAAAAGTTTTACAATAAAAGTATTGTTTATTTAATTGTTAGTTGTATCTTTACACCAGCAATAACGCAAAACACAAAAAATAGAAATTATGAAAACAGTTTTAAACATATTAAGAAAAGGATTAGCAAATACAGGAAATGGATTTAAAATTGAATTATCTAATTTAGTCAAAGAATCAGGACTTTCAGAAATAGAAACTATAATAGCTTTGAATTCAATCACTCAATTCTCTAATGCTTGGGATTTAATAACTAATTGTTAATAATTTTAAATAAAGAATATAAAAGTAAAAGCGGTGCTATTAGGACTCCGCTTAATTATTCAGATTGTAATAGATATCTTTACACAAAATGTATTTATAAAGACGGTAAAATTTTGTTTAAATGGTTTTATAAATCACATAGAGTATTTAATATATAATAAAATAGGTGCAGAAGGATAAAACCGAACAAGGCGGAAATGTTAAATGGAGCCAGAAACCCAGCCTAAAATTAAAAAAAAACAATTATGACAACAGAAGAAAAATTAAACGACTTATTAAAGAAAAGACAAAGGTTATATGATAAAGGATTAAACGACGAAGCAATAAACTATAAGATTAGATATTTTCAAAAAATACTAAGGGATGAAAAGTAAGAAGTGTAAAGTATGCTTAAAAGTATTCGAGCCTAAAAAATTTGCGCAAAACGTTTGTTCAGTTTTTTGTTCAATTACTCACGCAAAAAATTTGAAAGCAAAGAAAGAGGCTACCGAGTGGAAGAAAGATAAAGCTATTTTAAAGGAAAAACTAAAAACTTTGGGACAATATGAAGCGGATGCAAAGAAATCGTTTCAAAAGTGGATTAGAATGAGGGATTCCGATAAGTGTTGCATTTCATGTGGTAAGTTTGTTAACGACCCTGCTGGAGGTCACTATTTCTCAGCAGGAATGTATAGCGGGTTAATGTTTAATGAAATGAATTGTCATCTACAATGTAATTCGCATTGTAACAAATTTTTATCAGGTAATTTATTAGAGTATAGAAAAGGATTAATTAAGCGTTACGGGAATAAATTTGTAGAGGACTTAGAAAGTATCTCAGATAGTAATAGAAACTATAAATACACTAAAGAGGAGTTAATCGCTAAAAAATTGAAATATGACATACTAATTAAGGAAAAAAAGTGGTAGAGCTAAAGTGGTGGAAATTAATTAGTAAAGATGAAAAAGACAAGTATGGTAAAATTACTTTTGAAATAATATGCAATTTATACAATAAAAGTATTGTTTAACTAAATAAAGGTTGTATATTTGTATCAGCAATAAAGCGAAACACTAAAATATAGAAATTATGACAAATTTAACAACATTAGAATTAAAAGTTATTCAAAACTTAAAATCTTGCGATATGTACGACGAAAAGTTTTACTCAACTGTATCTGATATATCTTCAGAAATAAAAGAAACCCCGAACGTAGTTAGAGGCGTTATATCTTCTCTAGTAAAAAAAGAAGTTTTAAATGTTGAAACAGATTTTTTTAGAAAAGGAGATAAAATTGTAATACTAAACTAAAAAAACAACAAACCTAAGCAAGTTTTAAAACTGCTTTTTATTATGAAAAACAGAAACTTTATTTTAGGCACGTTAATATTAGGAGCGTTCTGTATGTCAATTATATGGGCAGCATTAGAAGCTATATTATTTATTTTACGTTTAATCTTTAATCTATAATTATGAAAATATCACAACTACCACAAGAGGTAAAAGAAAAAGCATTGGAGTATCAAAGAAATGCTTCTAATTTATTCAACAAAGATACAGATGGTTTAGAGTATGCATTTGATTGGAGCATTACAAAAGAAGAATGTGATTATTGGCATGAATGGTTTAATTCATCATCACCAAAAAAAATAATGTATAGTGAGGTAAACAGAGTAGAAGTCATACAACACTCACCACCTTTTAATGGTAGAGCATACACTCATTATAACGCTAGAGAAGTAGAAATACAATTACAAGATAACGGCAATACCCTTAAAATATTTTTAAAATAAAAAATTATGAAAACACTAGAAAGAATATACGACAGAGTATCAAACTATTTATTTGGCAATGTGAATTGCGATCCTAAACGATATTAAGATGAATGAAATAGATAAATTAATAGATAAAATAGAAAGTGATTCTTTAGCCTATTATTCAGCAGAAGAATTAATTGAAATGCTAAAAGATTTAGCTTTTGAACTTTCTGAAAAATATTAAACAAGAAATAGAGAAATTATGACAAATGTAGAAAAGTTTTATGAGTGGATGCTGAGGATAAATAACGTCTATCTTTACGATAACGAGCAAATGATTAAAGCATTTCACATAGTAGCAAATAAATAGTATCTTTGCTTCATTAATGATTTTTAATGATTATGGATAACAGAAAAAATAACGGTGGGAATAAGAACGCAGGACGTAAGAGCAAAGCGGAGGAACAAAACTTAATTGAAAAACTTAGTCCATTAGATGAGATAGCATTTAAGGCTCTTACAGATGCTATAAATGACGGTAAAGATTGGGCGGTGAAATTATACTTTCAATATAGTTTCGGGATGCCTAAACAAATGGTAGTTCAGGAAAACATTAACTACAAAGAAGAAGATCTTTCTGAGGCTGAAATAAAGCGTATAAAGAACGAGGTAAATGAAACTTACTAATAAGCAAAATTATATAAAGATATGGTCTGAAAGGCATTTACTTAACTTTACAAGATACATATACAAAGAGAATCACAGGCGCACTTTTACGGTAGCGCCTCACTTTGTTTTAATGGCAAATGCATTAATGAAAGTTATTAACGGAGAAACTAAGCGATTAATAATAAACATACCCCCTCGTTACGGTAAGACAGAATTAGCGGTTAAAAACTTTATCGCTTACGGTTTAGCTATTAATCCAGCATCAAAATTTATACATTTAAGTTACTCAGATGACTTAGCATTAGACAATAGCAGCCAAACTAAAGAATACATTGAAAGCGATAGTTTCCAATCTTTGTGGCAAATGCAACTAAAAAAGGATGCACAAGGTAAAAAGAAATGGTTTAATGCTGAGGGAGGTGGTGTATATGCTACTGCAAGCGGTGGGGCTATTACGGGATTTGGTGCTGGTATAACAGATAGTCAAATATTTAGCGGTGCTATCATTATAGACGACCCTTTAAAGCCAGATGATTCGCATAGTGAGACAAAAAGAAAAGCAGTTAATGAACGGTACAATGGAACTATTAGGTCCCGTGTAAACGACAGGAACACGCCTATCATTGTAATTATGCAAAGGTTACATGAAGATGATTTAAGCGGCTTCTTATTAGCAGGTGGTAGCGGTGAAGAGTGGGAACACTTATGCTTACCCGCATTAGACAAAGACAATGTACCACTATGGGAACAAAAACATACGTTTGATGAATTAGAGCAAATTAGACAGGCAAGCCGTTACAATTTTGCGGGGCAATATATGCAAATACCAGCTCCCGAAGAGGGCGGAGAGTGGCGCAAAGAATGGTTTAAAATAATAGATAAACAAGATTTACCACCCGCTATTGAGTGGGAAATGTTCATAGATGGAGCATACACGAAAAACACTAAGAACGACCCTACAGGCATACAAATAGGAGCTAAAATAGGTAACAACTACGTGATATATTCGAGCATAGACAAATATTTAGAAATGCCTGAGTTAATTAAGTTTATACCTGCTCATATTAACGCATTAGGAATAAATGTAAAGATGATTTATGTAGAGCCTAAAGCAAGTGGTAAAAGTATAAAGCAGCTAATTCAATCTCAAACAAAACTAAATATAGCTGAGATAAAGAGTAATTTTGTAAGTGTATCGAAGATAGAGCGTGCTAGAACCACAGCACCATACATAGAGAGCGAAAGAGTTATTTTAGTCAGAGGAGCGTGGAATGAGGCTTATCTTCATCAGGTCGCAATGTTTCCAAACGCAAAGCACGACGAACATATTGACCTTACCGCATACGGGGTTGAAAAAAACCTAATAACCGTAGAGAGTTTTTTCTTTTAAATTAAGTAATATAAAATTAGTATATTTGTAAAATATATACTATTATGGCTAACAGATTTTCAAGCGCATTTAACACATTAATCGGGAAAGAATCAGTAGTAAATAAGCTAAACCAAGCTGTTTTCTCCGTTTTTGGGGGCGGGTTTACTAGATACGATAATACAAATACAGAAATACTAGATAAAGGTTACGGAGAAAATCCTGATGTCTTCGCTATTATTAATCAAATGGCGGTTAAAACTACTTCAATACCTTATTGCGTTAAGAAAGTGTCTAATGAGAAGGCTAGGAGAGAGTTAGAAAGCCTTTATAAAGCGACAAAAAACAATCTTACTTACCTACAAAAGAAAACAAAAGAAACACTACTTACTAAGGCTTACGAGGACGACGAACAAGTTTTTCCTATGGCTGAGCCAAACCCAAACCAAAATTGGGGCGACATATTAGCACTTTATAAAACTTACCTTAAAACTACAGGTAATTGTTACTTTTACAAGGTATGTCCAAGCGAGGGAATCAATAAAGGAGTGCCTTTGCAGTTGTATGTTTTGCCTGCTGATAAAGTGGAGATAGTATTAAAAACAGGTGCATCGATGTACTCGTTAGAATCTCCGATTGACCACTATATTATATACAATCTAAAATCATTCGTAGAATTTTATCCCGGAGAGATAATTCATATAAAACGACCTAATCCATTCTTTGATGAGATGGGAAGGCATTTATATGGTTTGAGTGAATTGTCATCTGCATTAAGAAATATACAAACGTCAAACGAGGCTATAGATAACAACGCTAAGACTATGAGTAATAGCGGTGTGTTTGGATTTATTCACGGTAAAGGGTCTCCATTGAGTGCTGAGCAAGCTATCGGAATAAAAGACAGAATTAAGCAGATGGATAGCGAGAAGGGTAGATTTGCTAATATATCAGGCTCTAGTGGTGAATTAGGATTTACAAGAATATCACTTACTACGGATGAACTAAAGCCATTTGAATATTTAGCATTTGACAGAAAGACTATTTGTAATGTATTGATTTGGAATGATGAACTATTAAACAATGATAGTGGAGGAGGACTAAATGCTGGAGATAGTCTTAAAGCGGCTCAAAAGAGAGTTTTAACCGACAATATTATGCCTGATTTAATGCTTTTTGCACAGGCTTTTAACAAAGGATTCATACAAAAATTCAAGGGGTACGAAAATAGTGTTATAGAATTTGATGCGAGCGAATTGCCTGAAATGCAGGAAGATATGGGATATATGGTAGACTGGCTAAGCAAAGCACCTATAACCCCTAATGAGTTTAGAACAGCATTGAAATATGACACGTCAGACCTTGAAGGAATGGATAACATTTACATGCCTATAAACTTAATGCCTATCGGAGTAGACCAAGTAACAACTGCAGATATTAATAAATCATTTGAATAAATGACTACCGACCAATATAGACGGCAATATGTTTTATTACAAAATAGCTACGAAAAGCAAGCTTACCGCATTGTAAAAAAAAAATTAAAGGTAATTATAAAAAACTTATCTTTGTCTAATATAACGGCAGATAATGCTCAAATGACAGTAGAGGCTACATTTGATAAAAAACACGTTAAAACGATGTATATTGAGTTGTACAGGGTGATAGGATTAAAACATGGTGAATTTGTTGTTAGGAATATAGATAGTGACACAAAAGATATAGGGTTAACGTTCTTTGAGGTATTTTTTAATAATTTAATTAATAATTTTTTGATTAATAGTATAGGCTCACGTATCACTACGGTTTCTGAAACTATGATTGATGAGATAGTTAAAATAATTAAAGAAGCGTATAAGACTGAAGACTTAAATATTATGCAAGTTCGTAAAATGATTTACGATAAGGTAAGAGATAATAATTTTTATAGGTGGCAAGCGTTAAGAATAGCTAGAACTGAAAGCACTACGATAAGCAACTATGCGACTTTACAAGCGGGAAGAGCAAGTAGGTTAGTAATGACAAAGAAATGGGTGTCTATTCAAAGCGAGAGAACAAGGGTAACTCCAGAAGACCAATTCGACCATTTACATATGAATGATGTAGTAGTGGATTTAGAGGAGTTATTTTTAGTGAATGGTAAAGAGGGGAATAATGCGGTTATGCATCCTGGAGACCAAGAATTAGGCGTGGCAGGTAATAACATTAACTGTCGTTGCGCTATGACATTAGTGCCAAAGAGAAATGCAACGGGTGGGTTAATGAGAAAAGAGTAATTAATAAATATAAAGAAATGGATTTTAAACAAGTATCATTTGAATTAAAAGACTTTGACGAAAGCGAAGGCGTTATTAAGGCATACGCTAACGTTTATGACAATGTAGATAGCGATGGAGATATTTCTGCAAAAGGTTCTTTTGACAAAACGGTTTCCGAGAATTTCAAACGTATTAGAGTATTAAAAGACCACAACCCGACTATTAGCTTAGGTGTACCCTTAGAAATAGATGTAAATGATTCTTATGGATTACTTACTACTTCTAAATTTAACCTTAAAAAAGAAGTGAGTCGTGATATGTTTACCGACATTAAATTAATGCACGAAAGCGGATTAAATGCTGAGTTAAGTATCGGATATAAAGTAATGCAAAGAGATGTGAAGAACAAAAGTATAATTAACGAATATAAATTAATGGAGTACTCTTTTCTATCTTCTTGGGCGGCTAACGAATTAGCTACCGTTCAGTCGATTAAAGGTATTAATTCATTTTATGGAATAATGGAAATAGCGCAAAAAGCGTATAACTTAGACTATTCAGATTCTCGATTAAGAGAACTAGAAACAATATTAAAAGCACTATCTAAAGAGCCGTCGAATGACACTTTAAATGATGAGCCGCTTATTTTAGACACGTTAAAACAATTCAAATTTTAAAACAAAACAATGGAAGCATTAGAAATTAAAAACGCTTTAGAAGCGATTAAGTTGCAAGTGGAAACTAAATCTACTGAGAACGCAACAGAGGTTAAATCAATGATTGAAAACCTAGAAGAGAAGATGGTAAAAGGTGCAGACCTTGAAGCTATTAAAGCAGAGTTGAGAGTAGAATTAAAAGCTATTCAAGACCATGCTGATTTATTGGATGTTAAAATGAACGAGAAAAAAGGGTCGGAAATGAGCGAAAAGAAGTCTTACGGTGAAGTGGTTACAAAGTCAATTATTGACAATGCCGTACAAATCGGAGAAGTAGGTAATAAGTCGACTAAATTACAACTAGATATTAAGGCTGTTGGTAATATGACATTAGGTGCTAACCTAGTAGGAGGACAGCCAAGAGATTATTCATTTGATGTTAAAATGGTACCATCTCAGAACCTAAACTTTTCTGATTTAGTTTCCACAGTTGCAATTAGCGGAGGTACTTATACCTATCCAAGAGAAACAACAAGCGAAGGTTCTATTGCTATGCAAACTGAGGGTGCATTAAAATCTCAAATTGACTACGACCTAGCAATGATTGACGTATCTACGGACTATTTAGCGGGTAGAACTGTTTATTCTAAGAAAATGCGTAACAACTTACCATTCTTAGAATCATTTATTCCACGTGCTCTAAGACGTGACTATTTTAAAGCAGAAAACGCTAAATTTAGTACAGAATTATCTGCACAAGCTACTGCATCTGTTTTGACTGTTGGTAATAAAATCGAAAGATTAATTGCTAACATTGGAGTGCTAGAAACGATTGATTATGCTGTTAATGGAGTAGTTGTAACGCCTGCTGATTATTGGTCTATCATGGTTATCGAAAAATCAGCGGGTGCTGGTTACGGTTTACCGGGTGTTGTAACAATGGAAGGCGGTAACTTGAAAATTAACGGTATTCCAATTTACAAGGCGACTTGGTTAGCTGCTAATAAGTATTTTGTGGGTGACTGGTCTTATGTTCAAAAAGTAGTAACAGAGGGTCTTGTATTGGAGTTCTCTACTGAGGATAACGATAACTTCTCTAAGAACAATATTACGGCTAGAATTGAAGCGCAAATTGCACTTGCAGTTGAGCGTCCAAATGCTATAATCTTTGGAGATTTTACAACTACTGTATAGTCTTTAGTTTAATAAATTAACCCGCTGCAATTAGTAGCGGGTTTTTTTATGTTTAATATTATTTATTGTATATTTGTATATTAATTAAAAATTAATCATTATGGAGATAAGATTTATATTAGAATCAATCGGGACAAATCAAACTTATAAAGTAGGTGATGTCGCTGATTTAGGAGATAAAAGAAATGAGAGCGCAGTAGAGCGTGGACGTGCTGTATTTGTTAAGGATATTGAAGAAATAGAAGTAGTTGCTGAAGTAGTGACTAATGTAGGTACTAAAACCAAAAAAAAACGTTAGATGAGTTATTTATCCATCATTACACTAGCACAAGCGAAAAGGTATCTAAGGATAGATGACGATCAAAACGAAACTGACGACGAAATTATATCAATGATTGAGGGGTCTTTATCGTTTATTGAGAAACGTACAAATCACATACTGTTTCCAAGAGATAGAACTTATTATGCAGATAGCATAGCTAACGTATATGACTATCCTATTAACGTAGTGCCTGATACGTCCGTTCAATTGATTTATAGTACTTATTCAGCTATCACAACGGTTAACAGAGTTGTGGTCTTAAATATAGGTTATTTGAGTGCAGGCGATGTACCCGAGGAGTTAAGACAAGCGGCTTTTCAAATGCTTAAAGTATGGTATTTTGAAGCGGAAAAGCAAGTAAATACAACGCTTATACCTGAGAGCGTGTTAATGGCATTAGATATAAACAAAAGATATATATGTTAGCGAGAGCCTACGATAAGAGAGTTGAGATATGGAATAGTACTGAGGTAAATGATGGCTCGGGAGGATTCGTATTGTCAGATTCTTTAATCATTAAAAGGTGGGCAAATATAGAAACTAAAAACAGTAATAGGGATATTGGCAACGGTAAAATAGAAAACTTTTACACTACTATTTTTAAATTTAGAGGTATAAATAATTTTATGTTAAGTGAAAAATTTAACTACATAAAATACAAAGATATTAAATTTGTTATTGACAAAATTGAAAATATAAACTTAGTCGATATTGATATAATTATTTATTGCACCGCTACAAATGGCTTTTAAACCACAAATAAAAGGATTAGATAAAACAATAGCTGATTTAAATAAATTTAGCGATAAAGTCAAAGATACTTTGTCGTTAGTTATGGAAGCGACAGCATACGAGATGGAAGATTTTGCTACAAAAGAATGTGAAAGGGTTATTGGTAAAACTAAATTTAGAAAGTTAACGGGTAAGTTAATACAGTCTATAGATGTAATTGTTGTGAACGATATGAACTACATTGTAGAATCAGGAGGAGGACTAGCTCCTTATGCACCTTACGTAGAATTTGGAACGGGTGGATTAGTTAGCGTGCCTAAAGAGTTTGATGAGCAAGCACGTAGAGCGTTAGGTAAAGGAATTAAACAGGTTAATTTACCGCCACGACCTTATATGCACCCCGCTTATATTTATGGCTTAAAACGCATAGAGGAGAATTTAAAAACAGAGATTGAGCAATTAATAAAAAAAATATAGTTAAAAACCCGCTACGATTAATAGCGGGTTAATTTTTTAATCAAAGTTTTTGCTTTCTACATTCCTTAAATCAATAAAACCTTTATATTCTAAATTATGCTTTTCTAATTCCATTTTAACACGACTTCTTTCGTGTTCTGACCTAATAATATTATTAGCTTGTTGAACT